TTCACGCCACGCTCAACCCAGTCAAACATGGCACTGCGGAACCACAAGGGATTCACAATGGCCACAACAAGTGCTGCCGCCACAGGCACAATCAGCACAGCCACAACCACCCAATGAAAGGTCATTGCACGATAATAACGGCCACCACCGGGCACCAGTTCAATTTCTTTACTCATGTTGCGTTTACCTTTGCCAAAAATTCGCGGCATGCGGCTTCGGTGCGCTTGGTCACCACTACCTTGCCACCCCAGAAGCCTACGTATAGACTACGGTGCTCCACAAACTTCACTTCGCCGTCTGCACCCACATGCTTTTGACGAGCCGCTGGCTGGGCAGGTGCGGCCTTTTTTGCCGGAGCCTTTGGCACTACTGCCACCACAGGCTTTGAGGCCACTGCCTTTGCAGGCACGGGCGCCGGCACTTTCAACGGCTGGTGCTCATAGCCATGTTTGGCATCGTAGCGGGCTATGGCTTTTTCATCCATGCCCCATGTGGCCAGCAGTCGTTTGACTTCTGTGCCAGGCAGTTGATTCCAATGTATAATAGGGTCAGTCCAGTTGTTCATTTCGAGCTCCTTGTTGCGATGTGTGTATTATAACAAATTGGGAATTATTGGTCAATCAAAATTAATTTGTGTCAATTGAACATACACGGAGTAGGATCACAAATTTCGCCGTGTCGTCGTAATTGTATCTGCTCATAATCTGTAAGAAAGTCGTTGTCAACTAAATTATGCCAGGAGATTATTTCTCCATACCGGTTGGGATTCTCTTGTATTTTTTTATTATTCAATCGTATCCGGGGACCCAACTCGGTTATAACAAATTCCATTAATTTCCAATCTTTTCGAAAATGTTTTTTATACGTTTTCTCATCGGGAATATAAAAGTAGTTGTTATTACGTTTACCAAAAGCAAGGTGTCCGTCAAGGTGAGTGACAAAAAAATATGTGTGAATATGTAGTTTCATTCCCGCTCCGTTGTTGTCTATGTGTGTATTATAGCAAAACGGTGATTATTGGTCAACCGTTTTGCTTCACGCGAACATCTGTGTTCAGCGCAGGTGCATACTTTTGTATTAACTCACGCTCCAACTTGTGTGCGGCATCTTTGCCACGCACAATGTCCACAATAGCCACGTTCATTGCTTCCACGCCGTTTGTGCGAATTGCTTCGTACAGGTTCCATGCTTTGTCTTCAGTGCGGCTACGGTAGATATGCTTGTTAACACGACTACGAAGCGACATGGTGATTGTGCGCTGGGTTTTTGCGGTAATACCAATGTAGTACTCGAATCCAATTTGGATACAGTACACTATGTGGCTTCGATCAGTACGTTTCTTTCTCATCATGCTTGTATTATAGCATTTTGGGCGTTTTCCGTCAACCGAAATGCCTGTTGCAAAAATACAACAAAAGTACTACTTTTTGTAACCTTAAAAAGTAGTACTTTTTGCTATTTTGATGCAGGATCACAAGTGTTGCTAAGTACCCACATGAAAGACTTATATCATCACATTTACGACGGCGAAATTTTTCAAAAAACTTCTTGCATTTGGCATGAGAATACGTTAATGGATTTCTTTAAAAGTATGTTAATTAATTTAGGATACAGCCCAAGAGACGATATTAAAAAAGTGTGGCATCGAGGTGATAAAACTGTAGTTGTGTGTTTTGCTGATGACATTTACACCTGCAGGATTCCGAGAAGCAGTGCTTCAATCTCTGAGGTGTTTGATTCAAATACAGTAGTAATAACAGACAATCGAGTGCTATGGCCAACAACATACCAGGTACTTCAACTGCCCGAAACTTATTTTGGAATTTATAATTACAGACCACAACAGCAAGAATGGCAACCTGATCGTAGATTTAATTTTTCAGTAAATAGGCTCGATGGTAAACGAATGACACTATTTCTTGAGTTGATATCTCGTACACTCAAACCTAATTCAAGAATTTTTGATTTAGAAAGAGATTATGTAAATTTCAATTGCTGGCACTGGAGCAGTACCAATGATTCTACTCAAGCATTTCAACAAAATTTTAAAAATGAATTTCAATTTGTTCCAGATGCTTATCAAAAAATATATCAAACTGCATACGACCATATGTTACCACTCATGCCGTATCGCAATCATAATCTTGAATTTGAACAAAGTCAATATCAAGTTTGGATGAATATTGTATTAGAAACATATTCTAGCGAAAGCGTTGTTGCTCTAAGTGAAAAAACATTTAGAGCATTGGTTACTCCGGTTCCATGGGCAAGTTATAGCTCTAGGCATACAATAGCATATCTTAAAGGTTTAGGGTTTGATGTAATGCCCGATCTGGTCGATCATACATACGATCATAGGGTAGAAAATGAACTTGGCAAATTTGGTGACAAACTTGTAGATTTTTATTACTTGGCTACTACCTGTGTTGACAAATTAAAAACACAAGACTTTGACACAATTAAAAACCGTTGTCTGGCAGCAGCCAACCACAACCAAAAATTGTTAGCAAAAATGCAATCCCAATGGCCTGTAGACTTGTCGCAGTGGTTGGTTCAAGCAATTGAGAAAATAAAATAATGTGTGGCGTACTGTTTGTGCAAAGTCAGCGGCCTCTTGGCCTTGACCTACACCTACAAGCAGTTGACAAGATACATGCTCGCGGACCAGATTTTACTCATTACCAACATCATAACAATATTTTCATAGCACAAACTGTGCTACACATCACAGGCGAAGATGAGTTTTATCACCGCCCACGGTCAGACTTTCTGGCCTACAATGGAGAAGTATACAACTACCGTTGGTTTGGCCGATACACTACAGACACAGAATTCGTGTATCGCACAGTGCGAGAACAAAACTACAAGAAGTTTCCGTATTTTGAAGGTCCTTGGGCCTGGGTGTATACTGATTTTAAATCAGTACGATTTGCCACAGATCCACAAGGCGAACGTTGTTTGTATCGATATCAAGATGATGATATTTTGATTGTGAGCAGTGAAGTGTCAGCAATCTTGTGTTACATACAGCCCCGAGTTCAGGTCAAAGACTGGAGTCAAAAGCACTGGCCTACCATATATCGTACACCTTATGAAGGCATTGAACGTTGTGAGCCAGGTCGATTGTATACCGAAACTGGTGCAAGTTTTCAACTTGACAGCATATTTGACTGGATCCAAGCACCACAGTCCATAAGTGATGAACAAGCTCAAGAAGAATTTGATTGTATATTTGACAAAGTCATAGCAGACATGCGTCCCACAGAACCTGCAGGGTTGACCTTTAGTGGCGGCGTGGATTCTGGTATTATACTGGCTGCCATGCCAGAGTTTGCGGGATTGTATACCACAGTGTGCAACGGCAAAGACACTGTGAGCACAAGAGTTAGAGACTTCTTGACTGACCAACAGTGTCAACGACTTGTTGAATTGCCCATGACTGAACGTGACTGGGCGCAGGACTACATTGACATCATCGAGTGTTCACAAATGCCTGTGCAGAGTTGGAGTTTTGTGGGACAATGGCACATTGCTCATCACTGTCAACAACGCATCTTGTTCACTGGCATAGCCGCTGATGAATTGTTTGGCGGCTATCCTGTGTATCACAACATGGCATTTGACCACAAAACATCTGCAAGTCCTTACAGTTGTTTTGATCCATCAGACACAGACAGTCAACGTCTTTGGGATCAATGTGTGGCTGCTTCGCAAGGTCACGCAGGTGCTGCTACGCTGTTGATGGATTATCTTGTGCAGATCACAGCAGTTGATGCACGTGGAGTAGATACCATGACCATGGCACACAGCATAGAACCACGGTCACCATTCATGCATCCTAAAATTGTAAAGTTTGCTCTCAACTTGCCTTGGCATTTGCGGCAAGGCAAGCCTTTACTAAAGCAAAAGTTTTTATGTAAATGGCCTAGCAATTTACTGTTGCCCAAGCAAGGATTCACAGGACATTGCAACGACAGCTTGCCTTGGATGGGGGTGAATGTTCCTGCATGTCATGATCGATCTGCACAGTGGAAACAGATTCAGTCAGCTACTTTTTTAAAATATTGTGGTATTGATTCCAGTCAATCACATTATCAAACCATTCAGGAGTGATGTTGATTCCTGGACAAGTATGGGCATAGGTCACAAAGGCCTGCACACAATCTGATTCTCTGGGAGTGACCCATCTGGTTTGATCACTGTTGTATTCGTACCAGTACATGCCAAATGGTGCTGTAGGATCTGTAAGCCTAAAGGTAAACAACTGCCCGGACCGTGCTCCACACAATCCAGCAAATTGCTCTAGTGTAGTTACAGGTTCAAGATGCTGATATTGATCGGCTCTACTGACATGTGTGCTTATGAATGCTGGTACAGTTTTAATTTTGGGTATGCGTTCTAAACAGCGTAATCTACTGTCTCCAGTGCCGGGCACCAATGCACCATTCTGATCCAACAACAACCAAGGTTTCACAATGCCTTGTGCTTGAATATCATGTATCCACAGATTCAATTTGACCAAGTTAGCAATGTCGTAGTGGTTGCGTGGGTCGGCAGCAAACCCATCTATGCCATCATGTGTGATCCATTCCATAGCCCATCTGCACAGTTCGCCAAGCCGTTGGTTAGTTGGTAGATTTTGAAATTCTGCGGTTGGGTTCCAAAATAAACAATGAGTGCCATTGTGTAAACTGTCATGAACAGGATCTTGGGCACCAGGCCAAGGTGCTTCAACTAGGGGGTTATTCCAGTACATATAATTAAGTTCTGTTTAAAAAAGTCATCCACTTTTCTAGATCACCGTACATGGCCAACATCACTGCTTGTTTACTGCCAAACAGCACAATCTGCGGGTTTTTGCCAATCTTGATGTAGTAAGGACAATTTAGTTTTTTGTCTAAAGTTAGCAAATGTCTAGCAATAGCAACCAAATTAGGCGGAACAGCAAATGTGTATGTTTCAAAGTTCCAGGTGTTCAATGCCATGTACCCAGCATTGGTAAGTCTAAATCCGCCGCCATCTCTAAAATTCATCCACCACGACTTGCAAGCTTCGTCATAAGTGGGTCTATCATCTTCTGGCAGACCTTGAAGAATTTTCTGTGTAATTTCTTCTTTAGTAATCACCGACTTACAAAGCAGGTTGAGTGTGTGGTGTTTGAAACCGTTCGTCCCATATTTCAGACACTTGCTTTTGTTGCAACCGATCTGGCCAATGTCCGTTGCCGCACATGTTTTTGCAAATCTCCATAGGATTGGTTTCCCATCGGTCACTCACACGATGAAACAATTCAAGAGCATGATCAAGTCCGTGACTGCTGTGGTATTGAGAAAAGTCTCCTAATACTTCTTCAATTTCTTTTTGTGTAGAAGGCATGGCAGGACCGTATGCATTTTCGTTAATAAAACAACATGGCATATAAAGTCCGTTGGCATTTAGAAACAATTCATCAAATTGCTTGCCTATGCAATTGATTTTGACAGTTCCGGTGCCTTGATTTTCTTTCCAAGTCTTGGGTTGCTTGAGCCACTGAATTGGCCTGATAAGAGTTCGTTGACTGACTTTAATTCCAAATGCATAAAATCCCATGCTCTTGGCCAATTTCCGAGCCTTTAACACCTGATGCTCGTTGTGCTCAAACACAATCATATCCCACACAGCTACCCCACCTGCGTCAATAAATGCCTGAGCATTTTCCATGATCTTTTTCCACACAGTGCGACGACGATATATGTGATTGGTGTCTTCTATGCCATCCAAACTAAAAGTCACTGCATTCCGTCGTTTTGGATTGTACTGAAAAAATTGTGCAAGTTCGCGCCACCATTCTTTATTTCTTGTGCTGCCATTGGTATGAAGCGCATAGGTAACAGTAGGATTTACTTCTCTAAACCATCTGAGTATGTCAATGCAATCTTTGGCCATGGTCGGCTCGCCGTGTGTGCCTTCGAACTTAACATGCTCGGCCTGTTTTAACCATTCATGATCTATCAAAGACTTTAACACATCCAAGGTCAATGTGTTTTGTGGTAGGTTGGGATTTTCTACAATCCCAAGTTCAGGATCATCATCTAAATATCTAGAACATTGCGGACAGGCTGCATTACATGCTGTTGATAACTCAATGTTGAGTTTGGTCGGCCATTTGTCAAACATACGTTATGGATAAATTTTATCGCCAGCAGTTAATAATACTACTGAGAACTTTGTGGTTTGAAACTGTGTGTTGAGTTTGCGAGCTAGATTTTTAGCATGCCCGGGATTTGAGAATGAAACTTTTTTATACTTGGGTCCAGGATACTGAGTAAGCATATTTGAAGTTTTTAAGTTGATTGGTTTGTTTTCGTAAAAAACTGCCCATACGCCTTCCGAGGCCAACACTTGCTCGGTCTTGTAAGTTTGTTTGTTGGTGATTTCAATTAACACCTGTGGCTTGGGTCGTGACATAGATAAACTCCGTGTTTATTTATCCCAATAACTATGCAGATTTAAAACTGCCACCTGACAAAACTACCTCAATTGGCTCATTTTGACTGGCCTGTTCTCGGCGTGATTGTTCTAGTGCCAACAACAACTTGGTTATATCGCCATGTAAGTCCTTGGCATCACGGACAGGCATGATAAGGTCTTTTTGTCCACGGCTTTCGGCTGCCTTGATTGAGTCAATAAACCGATTGATATGTAAACTCATTTTTTAATATATGGTTTTAAACTAGGCGGAGTCCAGTCCACTGGCTTGAGTACCTTGCCATCTTCACGTTTGCGAACCTTGCCTGTTTTTTTGTCAATTTTAGCAAAGTTGGTACGCATGACTTCTTTCCATGCACCCTCAGCATCTGCACCCATTGAATGTATGGCACCAATAGTAACAACTAAAATATCAATCAAGGCATCTAGTTGTTCTACACGGTCATCTGACAGTGTTGCCTCTAACAGTTCTTGTTGTTCCTCGGTAATAAGATTAGTGTACAAGGCAAATTGTCCCTCGTTGAACTTGTCTACAGTTTGATCACATGCCCGCATGAACTTTTCTTGATCACGAAAGGGATTCATTGGCCTGCTCCTTGGTATAAAATGGTCCTTGATACTTGTAACGCTCAAGTGCAATCAGTTTGGGATTACGCACAATCTTCCATGAACGATGTTGTTTTACTGTGTACCAACCGGCTGCAAACCATGATTTGGATTTGTCTTGTTTGGTAAACAACGGCAGTTTCAGTCGCACATTCCACAGTCCGTTATAGGTCTTGCATCCAGTATCATAGCCATGCACTGAGCCATTGAGTGATGGTGTAACTGTTTCAGGAGGTTCAAAAATGATGTCAATCACTTCTCTAACCATGGGCATGGTTTTGTAGTTGGATACTTGATTTTGAATCTTAACTACATAACCATCTGCACTGGCTTCAATGTTGCCAATCTTTTGATTGTTTTGTTTGAGGATCCAGTATTGATTATCAATCACTGGTTTAGCTACGATCATTTTAATGCTCCTTAATTAATTTTGTCTAACTGTGAAGTCACAAACTTATACAAGTTTGGACCTAGTTGCCATCTTGCTTGCTCTAGTTCGGGCTTTAGTTCTTGATAAATGTCTTTGCAATTTTTGATCAAATCTCGATTCAACTCAATCATTGCTTCAAGTCGCTGTGTGTGGTCTAACACATCATCAAACTCTAAGTTTGCATAGCGTCTAATATCTATATCATAAAATCTTTGTATACTGCTCATTACATACTGACGACCGTAGATTAAAAATAGTTTGCCCAATAGTGGCGGCCAAACATGCTTGTCGTTCAGTTGGAATATACCAAAGCCTGAATCAGGATTGATCATCAATGGAACATTAACAAATGCTGGTTCAAGATCCAACCAGTTCTCAACGTTACCACTAGCCCATGTATTGCCGTATTGTGTATTTGCTTGTGTTTTTCCATTGGCATTATTTAATTTTGGATATAGCGTGACTGGATTAGTAGTTGACCAGGCGTAATGCGCCTTGGGGTAATCTTTTGGATATGCAACAGTTATCATGCCATATTGCAACAAATCTTCTGTGCAGAGTTTTTGTCCTAGATCATACTTGTGCGGTTCATATCTTCCTAACATGCACAAATAGTTGTGATTCGTTGATGTGTCTAGTGCCGGTGGTTTGTGTAGTTCTGTGTATGCTATACAATCGTTGAGCGCAAGCCACGGTATCTCAATACATTTTATACTAAGACCGCGATAGTCATGCCATTCTTCCAATCGGTCAATTTGCGTAACCCACCAAACTGAATCATTAACATAGCTGTTTAACAAATCAAACAAGGACTGATTGTGCGGCCACATCCAGTCTTCATCATATACAATAATAGCAACTTTTTTATTGTTTGCTAAAGCAGTATCAATACTAAATTTAAGCCAGTCAAAATTGGTATCATTGATAGAATGTTTAGTACAATCAACCAATGGAATTAATTTGATTTCTGGACAGTAGTATTCGATCATACCCAAAGTATGATATCCATCAATCATGGCATAATTCTGTTGCACCAACTGTGTATACACAGGCCAATTAGTCACTGAGTGCGCCCTTGTACGTTTGATTCAGCCAACGGCCAATTGGCTCTGCTTGATCACTTAGCTTGGTAAGTTCATACTTGCCACAGAACTTGAGAAAATGTGCGCCTACCATGCCTATGTCTTTGTTACTAATTTGTTCACAGATTACTGTGTCTACTACATCTTTGATGTCTTGTGGTTGTGCTGTGAGATCAATTAGTGTGACATTGCGTTCGTAGTCGTCAAGAACCTTGTGTTCTTTTTCTTCGTGATCTGACCAACGTTGCAACATGAGATTGTTCCAATTGTAGCCTTTTTTGTTGCGATCTTCAAATGCTTCTGTAATACCCACACGATTCTTTGTGCCTTTTACAGGGGCACCAGGATATGCCGAAAACACATTGTCACCAGGATCACCGCGCACACATTTCAAGAACAACACCCACTTCTGATAGTCAGTTGGAGCCATAAAGTCTTTATCAGCTTTGCCTACTTTAATCTTTGAATTGCTTTCAATTGTAAAACTCAATTTGTTGCCTTTGGCATCTGTCACGCCATCAACACTGAACAGGTGATCGTTTATGCCATTGTATAATTGACAATTGGGTGCAACCAATTGAACGAAGTCTGAATCACTGCTGACAATAATATGTTCGTCCTGGGGGTGTAGTGCAATCCAGCGGCCTATGATATCGTCCGCTTCTGCTGTTGCACAACGAATCACGCTACAATTTGTTTTCTCAGACAAGTATTTAGTCAGTTCATCATAGGTTTCCCAAAACAACTTGTCCTCTTCTGCTTCAGTTTCGCTCATGGCACCACGAGCCACATCGCGATTGGCTTTGTAGGGTTTGTAGTAGTCCTTGCGCCAGCTACGCCCTTCCAGTGCGAAAACCACGTGATCCACACCAAATCGTCTGGCTACCTTGTTAGCACTCATCATAGTTAGATGTAGTGCAAAGCCCAATTTAGTCCATGTATCACTGGCCCTGTGCGCCGAATGGCGGGCACGGAAAAACATGTTGGCAGTATCAATCAGTAGATATTTCATCAAAGCGGTCCAGAAGTTTGTGTTGCTTTAAGTATTGTAACACATATTCCGACCAAAATCTATGGCCATTGGCTCCAAAGTGATAGCTTTTGGGATTCACGTGCTCGAATCCGTTGTTTTTTAGTACAGCATTCCAACTGTGTTCTCTTGAGTAAGGTTGGATGTAGTGATTTTGCCAATCTCTTTGATTTGGCATATCACTGAATGTACTGTTGCCACTGTAGAAAACATGCCGCACATTGAGATCTTTTAACCGACAATGTAGGTGCCATATCTTGTTGTGCCATTCATCTGTTTTTTGAGTCCAATTTACATCCAAAATGTACTGACGATATCTAGCTTCAAGTTCTGGTGGCACCATGTCTACACCACTGGCATTGACTTGATAGTATCGGCCTTCATGCACCCATTCTTCTCGTTCCCACGTGGTCCACTGGATTACCATCACAGTATCATACAAGCGGTCGTAGTTTTCATGGATCCAATTATTAGTGGTACGCAATATGCGATCATTGCTGGCTGCTGTTTCGGCGTCACAATAAAATTCAGTGTTGAGCATTCGGCTCAAATTCCGCCCCCAACTGGCTTCTAAATTAATTGGATGAGGCCTACGGTCAATACCATATCGGCCATCGTCCACAGCAAAACAATCAGGCACCACTGCCTCAGCAGCCGATGTGTGGCTACAACCATTCACATACAATATCATTTTTGCAGTAACACTTTTTCTGTTTCGGCAGCTACCACACGCTTGCGCAGGCTGGAGCTCGAGAATGAATGGTCTCTGCTGTTAAACACATGTTCAATTTGACGCCCATGACCTTCGCTGCGTCCGGTAAAGTTGGTATCATTGTATTCTTCACCAAGTATGCGAACATCAATTGGCAAGGTTAGTATCAAGTCAATTAGATCTTGTTCTGTGGTATACACAACAATTTCGTCCACAAAACGACAAGCACTCAATTGTATCTGACGTTCTATAATGCTTTGTACAGGAGGATTTTTAATTCCTGGTCGGTCAACGCTGGCATCTGTTTGCAAGCCTGCAATCAAGTAATCACAATGATTCTTTGCTTCGGCCAGCATGGCAATGTGCCCTGCATGTAGCAAGTCAAATTGACTGAATGTGATGCCGATTTTTTTACCTTCGGCTTTGAGGTCTTTAATGTGATTGAATATCATCCTATTTCACTCCGGCCATCACCAAGGTCACGCTTTTGTACATACATGCCAGAATTTTTAATTGCTTGTTCTTGTTCCCATGTTTCCATCACAACATGCCTACATACATTTTGAAACCACCGATCCACAATCTCACCATCACTGTCGGCGGGCTTTAGCATGTAACCGGCTTTGACTAACCGTGCTACAAAGATTTCATTCCAGTCTAGTTCAAATGCACCTTGATGCAAGTTGTTGGGATCCACATCCATACTGAGTACAGCCACATAAGGCTCACCTTTTTCGGTAGCCAGTTGCTTTTGAGTTTTAGGCGGTGATTCAACTGCTCGGCCCTTAGTAACTGTACCAGCAGCTTTGATGCTGTCAACTAAATCGTCAGTTGAATCACGCTTGGTGACTTTTTTCTTTTTCTTAAACCAATCAAACATCAGTTCTGCCCCATTTAATTTTTAACCAAATACGTTCGTGTATGTAGTAATCAACACTCAATAGAATATGCAATGCTGTGGCAAACCCTGCTGAATTTCCTAAATTACCTGTGAACATGTAAGTCCAAAAGATTGTAAACAACCAAGCAGTCAATCTATAGGTAAACATCCTTACCACTGTGCGTTTTTTCGTTTCAGACATTTACTTTCCCCACCCATTGCCCCAAAGATCCACATGCAATCTTGGGCTATAGTTGTAACCACGAGCCAGTGCCCAGTCAGCCACATTCACTCGGTTGCGTTCGTATGGTGTGACCACACCGCCTTGTGGCATTACATAGGTAACACCACGGAAGCCTGCCTCACGATATACAGCCACAGCACGATCAACTTCTTCAAAGTGCGCCAGTGTTTCTACCACAAACTTCAAATACACTGTGCCATGCATTTGATAGTCTGCTATGATCTCTGGCTTGATAGCTTCGTCCCACAATTCGCCTGATGCTGATAGCTTGGGGCTAACACTGAAAGTAATTTCTCGTGTGGGTATAGAGCCTAGTGCAGGGCGTCTCCATTCGTGTAAAAATGTTTGAAATGCCGGTTGTAGTTTTTGAGTGCCATTGGTTTCAAATGTGATGTTCTTCAAATCACTCATGCTGCCTTGCGACAGCAGTTCTTCGTAACCACGCTGCCAACCCAACAGTGGTTCACCACCTGTGATCACAAGATGCACATCATTGCCATTGTGTTGTTGCCAATGCTTGTTAGGAGTAAGCGCCAACATCTTTGAAATCAGCTCGTCGTGTGTGAGTGTGTGACTCAAGTCTTTGAATGCAGGATGCCATGAAGCATAGCTATCACATCCGGTGTTCACAAGCGGTAGTTCAAGAAAATCTTTGTACAGGTGTATGGTCTTTGCCACTTCGTCAGCTTCAGTTGATTTAACGCCCGGAGCACATCCAAACCCTGAACATGTAAAATTACATCCAAAGGTTCGGAGGAAAACCGAAGGCACACCAACAAAGCGGCCTTCGCCCTGTGCAGAATAAAATAGTTCACTGACTTTTAATTTCATATTTTTGTTGCTTTAACTAGTAAATGCCATCCCAAGTATTCGCGAACTGCTTGACGCATTTCTTCGCTCATTGCTTCAAACCAAGGTTCAAGTTCATAGATACCTTGCTTGTACTTAGATACATTATACATGAAACAATGCGCTTGTCTAATGCGTCCGATGTGGAATTTGCCCTCTAGCAACTGATAGACTTCTTCTTTTGTGTAGGCTTTGGCGTAAGGACATCCGGCTTGTGCTTCGTATTGATCTAGACCTTTTTGTATCATGGCATACTTCCAACTGTCACGAGCATACACCAACATCTTAAATTCGCCGCCGGCCACTGTCAAACTGTGTATGTTTTCAATAACCCGATCAATGTCGGGATAGTGATGCAACACACCACAACTGTAGACCAAATCAAACAGGCCTAAGTGTGACAAGACATCATCACCACTGGCTTGAACAAATGTGCCTTCCAGTCCCAACACTTCAAACCGTTTTTTAGCTAATGCAATGCTTTCACTGCTGAGATCAATACCAACATATTCGGCACCGTGCTTGGCAAACTCAGCTGCATCAGCACCAATACCACACCCAATTTCCAACACACGTTTGCCAGCATACAAATGAAACTGTGCTAGGTCTTTGAGATGTGGTTCAACAAAATATCTTTTTTTGCTGTTCTCGTTAAAGAATTGTTCTGTGCCAACTTCACTGGCGCTGTGGTTGATGTTGCAGGGCTGGCGATCCCAGTACTGCACAATCTTGTCTAGTAGTTCATTACTCAAAGGGCTTTGTCCTTCCATTGTCTTAATCGTTTGTGTGGATCTTGAAGCACCATCCTGGCCCAAATGTCTGGATTTTTGCCCGTCATAGAATCTCTAAACCATGTGGTATCGCGACTTATACTGTCAAGATAAGTTGCAATTTTAGCAGTCTCGTCAATCCTGCGTTTGCGCCAGGTGATGTGATTGAAGTCTCTAGGATCTTGCCCGGGCATGTTTTCCAACATGACACGTTCTTTGAATGTTTCATCAAGATTCTCGCCAGTAAGGTCATAGCGTTCGTGATGTATCATCACAGGAATTGTTTTTACAATATCCAACATCCAAGCTACTTGGCTGGTCCAGGCATCGTTGATTTGATGCGGACTCAAATGGCCAGTAATTTCCACCCACTTCTTTGGCAGGATAGGAAAGATAGCATAAGGATGTTCGTGATTGGTTTCGGCACGTAACAAGTAAAACTCTTGACCGTTGTCTCTGATCACTTGATCCCAATCCTGTGTTTTCATCACAGCGTCGTCATTCCAAAAGAACAACCAAGAACCTTGACTGTGCTTGGCCAACTCGTTAAGGTACTCGTTCAGTCGCATGTATCCTAATCTTTCAAACTGTATGGCGCTGTATTCCACACCAAGATCGTCTAGATAAGGTTGTATTACATCTACAAAGTGTGCAATGTTTTCAGTATCGTCGTTATCAAATGCCAACATCACTTCTATTCGACTGGGGTCTTTGGCCCGGTCAAGTAGAGTGCGCAAGCATTGTTCTAGCGGTTTTGGTCTGCCACGAGTGGGCAATAAAATACTGATGTCGATGGGGTTGTCAGGGGGTAATAAGTTCTCTGTTGTCATATTCTATTTCAGGTAAGTTGGCTGAATTAGTTTTTGTTATTGTTGTTTTTCCAAAATTTCTTTTGCGACCAAAATACATATTTTCTAAAAATCTTTCTATGCTCATGGTCTTGTCTTCGTTGGTATCAAATTGATACATGCATGTTGTGGTTATATCAGAATTGTCTAGCAAATATCCAAGAAAGTCGTAATCAAACTTTTGTTGAATTGGCAGTGCTGGCAAATCTTTGTAATCGATCACGTAGTTTCTTTGAAATTGCAACAACTGTTCTAGTATGTTGCTGTCAATAGTATATGTGGTTCTTACAAAATTGTCAATGATATCGAACACATGGTCAATCTTGTTTTCCAGTTGCATGTTCAACGTTATTCTATGCATGAGGTTTTGCCCAGTGACTTCTACATTGCCGATGCGTGGATGATTGGCAAGCCCGGTAGTAGTCCATAACTCATAGTATTTGTGTGTGTCGACAAATTGCTGTTGCATCCAAGAGTCATTCTGGATATGCTGATAGAATGCATCATAAAATTCACTATAATCAATGTCATGAGCCTTTGCCAAGTATCTTGCAAGATAAGTGGTCAATCCGTTAATATGAAAAGTTTGTATAAAACTATTCCACACCAAGGTGGTCAACATCTGTTCTTTGGGGATATCTTTTGTGCTGATCACAACATCAATACATTCAATCAAATCAACATCGCCGTAGCTGCCACTAATATAGTCATATACCGGAATGGATTCAATCTTCCACATTCTCTTCTGCAAAAGATTCATCTCAGCATTTTCCAACAACTGAGCTTGCAAAATGTTAATTCCAGTGTGATTGCCTGCCCGGAAGATTTTCCAAAAAGCTTCTTTCCATGTTTCTACAGTTTCGCCTGGCAATCCAAGAATTACTTCTGTGTATACAGGAATGTTATTGCGATCACACAAGGCAAATATTTCATCAATTTTGTGTTGATCTAAATTTCTACGCTTGATGTTTTCTAATACGTCATGATCCATGCTTTGTACGCTTACTGTGAGACCAGATCCAAAGTTGGGACTTTCATCAATCAGTTTCTTTACAATGCCAACCACTTCGTTCTTTTGATTCTTGGCCCAGGTCATGGAGAATGACGCCAGCTTGGCCCAACGTTTCTGTACTTCGATCAACTTGTCCACAATCATGTTGTCACGTTCGATGAACATGCCAAAGTTAGCATCTGTGATTGTGACAAATCCACAATGACGACCAATCCAATCTAGTTCATGAAACACTCTGGTAAGTTCAAACTTTTTAACTTTGTTGTAAGTGAGACTGCCCCAGTCGCAAAAAGTACACTGGTAAGGACATCCACGATTGGTTTCTAATGTAGCGTTCCAAATTACATCAGGGTTTTCTGCCATGATGCGATCAAAGATGCCGGTAAGATATGGGCTGGGAATCTGATCAAGATTGTCAATCCTGGCACAGTCACCAGTATCTATTAGACCTGTTGGAGTGTTGATCAACAGGCCAGGAATATGAGAGAAGTCAGTATCAAAATCTTCTAGTATGCGTTTGAATGTAATTTCACCTTCCATCTTGCTCACAAGATCCATAAAAGGTTCTTTTTCGAACAGTTTGGGATCAGTGTTGGCTATCTCTGGGCCGCCGAACAAAATTTTCACTTGAGGGTTGAGTTCTTTGACTCGTTGTGCAAGTTTATAATTATATCTATGATTCCAAACATATGTACTAAATGCCACAATGTCATTGTGTTGTAATCTCGCAGCCGCTTCTTCGATTGGCTCTCTACGCCAAATTAACTCGTCAATTTCCCAGGTGTTTTTAATGTGCTCAAACCCGAATGCATAACTCAAGATTACACCTGCAGAGTATGGCAAATAGTATGCATTAAATTCTTCAGGGCCTTGTTGAAAGTTAGGCTGTACAAAACTTATTGTTTTTTTGATCATATTGTATTTAACTTAGGTATAGGAACGCTGTAAATCAGTTAGTTGCCGATTAACATCATTGGCAAACATTTTTTCCCAGGGATCTCTTTTTCCTTGGCAGCTTTCTTCAAAAAAACTGGTGTCTATATTGTTGTCCTTCATCCATGTGGCCAAAATAGCACAATCATTTAGTCGCTGTTGTAGACGATCGATATAGTTGAAATCATTAGGATTGGTAGGATCGGTCTCCAACACTTTCCTATTCTTAAAGGTGGCATCATTGTTATTGCCAGTAAGATCGCTACGATCATGATCACACCAAACTGGTATGCGTTCAAAAATATCCAGCATATAAGCGATCTGACTCAACCAAGCGTCATTCAAACTGTGTTGGCTGAGATGACCCACTAGGTCATGCCATTTGCGAGGTACTATGGGAAAGATGCTGTATGGGTGTTCGTTGTGTGTATGCACACTCAGCAACTTGAACTGGCCTGTGTAACTACAGATTATTTTGTCCCAGTCTTGGGTTTGCATGAATGCATCATCATTCCAGAAAAACATCCAGGAACCTGTGCTGTATCCAGCCAGAGCATTTACATAGTGGTGTAAATTTTCATATCCCATGGGATTAAATACTAGAATACTGTCTGATATATTTTGTCCTGCTAGATAAGGTCTAACAGTTTGTTTCCAGAGTTCAGTGTTTTCTTGATCATCTCGATCCACTCCAAACACAATGTCAATTTTGTGTAGGCCCGAGGCCTTGTCCAACAGACTGCGCAAACTGCGCTCCATCTGATCAGCACGACCCCGGGTTGGTAATAATATGGATATATCCATTAGACAGACTGTTTAACGTCTTCTGCTATTTTCTTCTGCAAGTGACTCAACAACAATCCATAAGCAGGTAGGATAACCAATAGGCTCACAATGACTTTGCTGATTGAATTGTTGGTTGCAACAATGTGCCAGTTAGCAGCCATAAACTCATTGGCGCCGCCAGCAAATGCAGTAAAGAAGAACACGTAAGTATCAAAGAATGTGCTAACAACTGAACTCAATGCAGGAGCAATCCACCAAGTAGCATACTTCTCACGAATGTATTGAAACACATACACATCCAGCAAGTTGCTGATAAAGTATGCACATCCACTACCAAGTCCAATGCGGAACGCAACCGAATCAGGAGCGCCGCCTAGCTTGACCACTGCCATTGACACAATGATAGCAGGAATGAATGCCATGGCAATCACAGCACGGCCAGTTTGTTTGCCCAACAGTCGCACAGTCAAGTCGGTCAACACAACCACCAATGGGAATGTAAACGCCGCCGCTGCCAATGGTGCACCAAACACTGAAAATTTGAACTGCACGATGTAGTTGCTGATAGCAATGATAATGATATGTGCCAGCATGAGCTTGTAGGCCAATGCACGGTCAACGCCGTTTAAGATTCGATCTAACATGATTTTCCTTTTTTATATTAAACGAATAGATCTTCCATCCACTCGCGATGGCCTTCTCTACAGGCCATATTGCTCTGTGTTTCGCGCACTTCCACGCGATAGCACCAGAGACGCTCTGCTTCACCCGGACCCCAATGATCTGGAATGTAAACACCGTTCACATACTTGTACAGCTGGTCTGCAAGACCTTCGCATCCAAGTCGTGGTAAAATAGTTAGTTTGGCCAAATTGCGTTTTTGCAATTCCAGATACATCTCAAGTTCGGGGTCATCTTCAGCCACAAGCAAGGTGTGATCAAATTGACTTTCTAAAACTTGTTTAAGTTCTTTAAGTCCGCCGTAGTCAGCGGCCCAGTTGCGCACATCCAGATTGTCTGTGCCAAAATAGAACTTCATTGAGAATGAGTAACCGTGAATTAGATTGCAGTGACTGTCAGCCCGCCATTGACGGTATGCGCAGGGAAAAGCATCATGATATTCTTTGGTGCTAGTGTACATGTATTGTACAGGTTGATGTAGTGCCATTTTATTCTCCTATGTTAGATTATAGCATAGGCAGCAGAGTTTGTAAAGCGGGAAATGATGCCAAGACCGCTAAAAAGAATACTTATGCAGGTTTCTGATAGCCTGCTGTTTTGTAGTTGGCCTGACCGGCTATCACACCGCGCACGCCGCCAATTGGATCAGCACAATCGCCCGCACGCCGTGGAATCAAATGCACATGCGGATACATTACAGTTTGTCCTGCTTCTCGACCCATGTTGATGCCGATGTTAAAAGCATCACACTTGCCATCAGCTACCATGCGCCGACCATGCAACATGGCTGATTCAAAACAGTCCATGATTACATCATCGGTATTGTAATGTGGCACAAACAACAAATGGCCAGGGGTGACTGGGAAGCGGTCTTGAAACACAGCAACGTGAAAGTCACTAAGCTCATCTACTTTTAAATCCCAAGGTGCAATGTCTTGTTGATGTGCAATTTCTAAATCAGTCATTTGATTCCTTTTAATACGTTGATTACATCTTGTTTGTTACCAAACTGGTGTGGTTGAGAATTTGGGGCATGTGTGCGCCAAAAGTCTAATATCTGAAACAGCCGTGTGCTACTAGAAATTACTTGTTCTACCCAGGCAATCTTAGGCCTTGGCGACACATTATAAAATCTTAGTTTATTATACTGCTCATTTATTGCTGAGTCAAACATTTTGATATATGCCAATGCTATTTCGGCGGTATACATAAAAAATCCTGTAGGGTGTTGACCGGATCTAAACACATCTAACGCAAAGTCCACAATGTTACAATAAAACTGATCTCGATCTTGATTGATATCACCCACACCATTTACATAGTATCCGCCGAGAACTTGAATTTCGTCGGCTAGATATAAATTTGCTACAATACCAGTTTGATGAGTGTTTTTTATAACCAACAAATATTTTTTAACAATATCTTCATACTCGGCAATAGTCACTGTTTTGATTAACGGAGTCATATTGTGTTGTTGGCACCAATATTCAGCGTACCAAGACTCTGCGGCATTAAGATTGCTAACTTGAAGTATCACAGGTATAAATGAAATTTGATTTCTAACAAAAGTATTTGCAATCACTTCACTATCAAGTCCCCCACTGAGGCTGAGATATAGCGGTCGACCACTCCAGTCTTGATATAATGTTTGTGCAGTAAAATCACACGCTGATTGAAAATCCAATTCTTTGGTAGCAGGATTGTTAACTTGAAATGCAAAACGTTCCGGCGTAAGATTCACACTGCACCAGTCATTATGACCAACTGGATACCATGTATCAACGCTCATCTACTACTAACTTTCCAGACTCATAGTAGCGACTAAAACACAGTCTATTGGTTTGCACACTGCCACGATTGTAGTGATCATATTTGTGCTCAGTGTCTATGCCAAACAACACTGTGTCGCTGGGCACAAGAGACAATTGATTGCAGAATTGCAATTGCTTGTCGCGCCATTTGGTAAAGCTAGTGTCCGGGCTTCGGTCAGCCATTAGCTTGAGTCCAACAGCAGCTGATAGCTTGTTTACATACTGAGTGCTGTGATAGATTTGCATGCCGTCTTCAAAATCTTCCCTAGCAAATCTAATACCAATGCGCAAGGCATTTACAGGAAAACTTTTGCTAAGACTAAACACCACTTCTTCAATAGCAGGATGTGAAAAATCATAATGTTGATTTGCGCACACACCAAAGAAGGCAGCGTCAATCAACACAGGCACGCCCAAGTGATGGCATTTGTCTAAAAACTCCTGATTAAAATGTTCGTGTGTATTACCAGTATCAGCAAACGGCCAACTCACAATTACTGCATCATTTGTTTTGATATCATCAGTCTCTATAAATGCCCATTGATCCACATAGTGTCGTTGCCAGATACGTTTGTGGTAGATGTATTCTCCGCGGAACACTCTAAAACGCCGCTTGTGATGACGGATGTAAAAATTATCAAAGGCTTCAGTGGTACCTTGACTAAACGCCACAACTGGTAGGGTGTCCAAGCCGGCCACAGTGTTTAGTTGGCTACTCAAAATCCAATCTTGATATCGAGCACAGTAGTCGGGCACCACCGAATCGCCCAAGTCACCGAGTGCAGTAGATTGCAATGCTTGATGGGTTAGATCAAGTTGCTGTTGTTCCACAACACATTCAGCTGGCGCATAAGGCCGACCAATCAACTCAGGCTGTAATGGCAAGGTCATTCTTGTTCCAGTGCCTCAATGGCATTGTCGTATCCACGTTGGAAGTCGTCAGCATCTGCTTCGGCATCTTCCAATTTCAAATACGGATTGGCACATTTTTCTCCGGCCTTGGCCTGATCGTAGCCTTGCTGATAAGGCGCTTGGGCGTAAGGTACAATCTTAGACATTATTCGGCCCTTTCAATTTCAGTTGCTTCGCGAACCAATTCCAACAGTTCTTCTACGGTACTGACCAAGATCTTGGCTGTCTTCCAGTTGTCTTCGTCGTCTCTGCCGCCTACTTCAATCATGTAGCCATTGTCGTACATGTTGATGGTGAAGTTTTCATTGACCTTGGTCAACTTGTCTCCGAGTTTGTTAACTGACCCTTGGGTCTTTGCTTTTGCTTTTGCCATTTGATTTTCCTCTGTAGTTAATGTTTCAAATTCCTGTTTCAACTCTTCAAGAGCTGCTGCCAGTTCTGCTTCAGATACCTTTGGTTTTTGTCGAGCCATTTAAATCTCCTCCAAATGGTATTGAGAGTAGGGATAGTTCTCTTGCAACCATTCCAACAATCCTTCTTCAACTGGCAACTGAATGTCGCCTGATTGATTGGTAATAATTATCATCATCGTGGTGCAAAGTCCTGTTGTAGTTTGATGTTGTCAAAGAATTCTTTTTTCACACTTTGGTCTAACTTAAATGCTCCGTGTAAAACTGTGGTTTGCGTAAGACTAGAGTGTGCCATAATACCACGATTCTCACAGCATCCATGTACCGCCTGGATATAAACCGCGACATCTTTTGATCCAGTTGCAAACTCAATCTCCCTAGCAATATCCATACATAGTTCTTCTTGGAGAGTCCCACGTCGGGCGCACCACTGCGCGATACGGGTGTACTTCGATAGACCAATGAGTGTGGGGCCAGCAATAATTCCAATATAAGCCACACCCGTAACCTCTCTCTCCTT